GAAGTCTCCTGCGCTGTCATTGGACCCTTATTGGTCATAACAGGCAGATTTTCTCCCACCAGCACATCATCGATCCAAAGAGAGTAAGTTTCAGCGTTTCTATCCATAATAACCGTGACCTTGTACCATCTATCAGCAACGTAAGACTGCAGGTCTCCCTCTCCCATTACCCGTATTGTGCCAGAATCCCTGAAAAGAATGGGCGCATAACTTGTGGCACACACGGGCGGCACAATCGTCGCAAACCCCAATCTGGCAATATCTCGAGTGCCATTTCCCAGACTTTCAACTTTTACGCTGGCATTAAAACCGATCAAAGGCGAATCCGTCTCAATCGGCTTTGCCGCATAAGCAGCCCATCCATTGATTCCCTGAAGCTTCAACGATTTTGTTGGATAACCGAGTGTTTGATAACTGGGAAGATCGTAAACAATAAACTGATGCTCGCTTCCCATTCCGTCATACCATAACTCCCATCCGCCACTAGTTGGAAATGTTCCAACATGATAGCTTTCAAAATCCTCTCCGAAAATCACTTGTTCAGCCGCTCTAACCTCAAACTGAACTGTGCAGCTTAAAGCCAAAAACATCAAAGAAAGTGTCAAAAAAAACGTAAATGTAGACTCAAACTTTTTCATATCTGAATCCCCAACGACTCATTTTTATTCCAAAATAAGCGTAAAAGGGTTTTTGTAAAGATTTCTTGACCAAACAAATAACACGTTAGTCAAGTTTTCTTGACAAACTTTTCTTCGTCTTTTTGAATGACTTTAGGGGTTCTTTAGGGAGTTTCCGCGTTATGTTTCGGTTTCTTTGATTTTGAATGATTGGTTTTTAGAGGTTGTTTAACAACCTGTAGAATGAAATCCGTTCTTTAAACGTTCTGTTTAAGAAATAATCCTTTTTAAGCAGTTATTTTCGTGAACTAACCTTAAATCAGCCTTATTTTATCTATTATGTCTGGTGACGCATACTTTGGCATCCGTTTCAGCCGACGACGTCCGCGACGTAATCAACGTAACCTCAGAGGAGGTTCCAGACAACAAAATCTCTAAGATGATCAAACGAGCCGAAGTCACGCTGGAGCTGGAAACAGACAAACAGGTGGACAGCAGCAACTGCAGCGACGCAGAAAAAGAAGCCATAACCGTTCTCTCCGCAGTTTACGTCGTCTGCTACCTGACCGGCGGCTCAGCCGTGGGGCTAAGCTTCAGTGTGGGAGACCAGAACGTCAGCGTCCTAGAAGATTCGCCGCCGCTAACGGTTCTGCAAGCGGAGCTGGAACGCATCCTGAACAAGCTGAAGGGGTCAACGCTGAGGAGAGCCTAGACGATGGGAACAGTTCCGCAGCAATACATTGATTTCATTATGGATTATGCCCCATACTTCTACGTTATCCCGGGGACAGGCGTTGACACGGAGTGGGGGAGAGGTCCAGCCGCAGCCGCCCACGCCATCGACTTCCTAAACGAAGCATACCAGAGCAGCCAGTTTGAGAGCCAAAAAACCGCAGTCTACAACAAAATCGTTGAGTTGGCAAACTATCTGGTTTCTATCCAGTGCACAGACAACGGTAAACTGGCTTACGGAGGCTTCCAAAGCAAGGACGGCAGCACAGACTACTACAGCATCGACGCCATGCGAGCCGTCCCCGCGCTCCTGAAAGCCTACACTCTAACAGGCACCACATCATACCTTGACGCTGCCCTGTTGGCTGGAGAAACCTTCCTCTACAACATGCAGCACAAACCAAGCGAACTGGAAGTGCACGACCAGTATTATGGCGGCTTCGCCCAGGCAGTCACCATCACAGACGAGTGGCTCCCAGAAATGCACATCATAGACCTCTACGGCTTGATTGCCCTCAAAATGCTCTACAACCAAACCAGCGAAAACCAATATCAAACCATGATCGACGATGCTCTAGACTTTTACCGAAGCGGCTTCGAAGCGCTGTACAGCCGTTTTTCTCCTCCCCCAAGCGGAGACGGAAACTGGCACAGAGTAGGCGCATCAGACGTTATCTACGACGACGACTTCGGCTACGCCCTCACAGGACTCCTCTACTATGAGGGATGGAGCTCCACGGTTAAACAGGTCTACTGGAACATCAACGCCATCGGTCCAAGCGCAGGCCATCCTGCCTACAATCCCACTGTCTGCTGGTCCGGGTACGTTGACGTGGTCGCAGGAAAGGCTGACAGCGACTACTACGACTCCGTAACGTCCGGAATTTTGTGGCAACTCAGAAGTGGACACGACAAATCAGCGCTGGAATTCAGCTTCAACGTGATAGGCGGTCATGTGGAGGAGTTCATGTTTTGGGGCGCCAAATTCATTGACTACAGTCCTGTGGAAAACAAGAAATCTATTGTGACGGTTTCGTGGCTTTCCCTCCTCTTCCTGAACTACAGCCCGCCCATAATAGCCTTCACCAGAATCCTGCGCAGCCACGGCGAAGAGGTGACATTGTATCCGGTGACTGAAGCCGTGGAGTCAGTGTCCTATGGGGAGGGCGTAACCATCAAAGCGTTGGTCAGCCCCTCCAGAACCGACGAGATAGTCATGGAGCCGGGCTACATCGTCAACGACTACATCACCGTCCACACCTTCGCGCCCATCCGCCACCACTACAAACTGCGACACAGGGGCGCCGACTACGAGGTTGGTCCGGTGGAAGAGTACAGTTTTCAGGGGCAACTCATGTCCCGCAGAGCGGTTTGCAGGAGGCTCATAGGCTAATGGCGGAGATCGAAGACCCCGTTACAACCCTTGCGCGCCTTTTGGACAAGAACCTCCAAGTTGTGAAAGACAACGGCTCATTAGCGAACATCTGCGTCACAACCGAATGGTACGACAGGGAACTCCTCAAAAACGTTGATGGACAGGTGACGGTGGGGCTAGACCACAGCGAAGACCAGAAGCTGGGGTTTTCGGCAACCTTACGCAGAAGAGTCGGGTATGCCCGCGTCAAAATCTGGGTAGTCGACAAGCCCGGTTCTGGGGGAAAGCAGATCAGGAACAAGCTGAGGCAGGAGGTTAACAGGGTTGTCCGGGAGAAAAGAACGAAACCCAACCAAACCAACTACAATTACTGCGGAGTTGGAGCCGAATCCGCCACTCACAGGGCATACTATGCAGAATCAGCCTCTGAGTTAGCTCCCGGCGCCCAGGGGTGGACAGAGTTTTCGGCAGCAGATTACGAGAAACTGTGGCAAAGCGACGATTCCCGTTTCAGTTTTTCCCAGTCCGAGGATGGAGAATATTCTCTTCTGTTGTTCCGCATCAAGGTTGAATCCAACCAGAAAACCGTCAAGAAGATGGTGCTCAAGTTTGAGGGGTACGGGGCTGCTCCTGCCGGAAACGGCGTTACAGTGAAGGCTTGGAATTCCGAGGCGTCTGCTTGGCAGAACACGCAGACTGGGAGTGGAGGAGAAGATGAGGGGATCGTTATTACTTTGGAGTCTTCCCTCACGGACTACATCGACTCTGGCGGTTACGTGTATCTGCTTGCCCGGACAACCAACGCAAGCAACGGCAGTTCTCCGGCGGTTATCCACTGCGACTATGTGGACTGTCTGGTAGCGGTTAAGGGAATCAGCTACGTGGACATGGTTTCTTACAGGGACATGGATGACGTGCGGCTTAAGCCCTACATCTGGCGGACGGAGTTCACGGTCAAAACTTGGTTGTTCGAGAATGTTACGGTCACATGAAAGAAGGAGACAAAAAACTTGACTACACCAGTATATGGAGCCCATGAGGCAAAAGCCTACTACGTCGTAGAATCAGCCTACGGCGTAACCCCAACAAACCCATCCATGACAGGATTAGCCACCGCCGAAAACGTGGAACCCGACCTGAACCCCGGACTAATCAGGGTCCGAGGCACAGGCTCCCGAGACCTGCAGACAATCCGCAAAGGATTACGGCAAGTGGGACTAAAAATCGCCTATAACCTGCCCAGCGCATCCCCCATCGACTTTCTGCTGAACATCCAAACCCTGAACTCGCTGAGCATGGAGGTTGTGTACGAGAAAGCGTCAGGGATAATTGATCTGCTCTACACGGGCTGCAGATTCAACAGCCTAACCGTTGAATGTTCAGTGGAGGATCTGGTGAAGGCAACTGCCGAGCTGATCGGACAGGACGTGGCGGTGGGAACAGCTAAAATCAGCGGCGCATCCTACAATGACCACTCCGGAGCCGTGCCCTACTATGAGAGCTACGTCAAAAAGGACACAGCAACATTGGATAGGGTGACGGACTTCCGCTTCACCATCGAAAACAACCTGAAACGCGTACCCGTAATCAGAACATCAGACGGGCATCTGCTCAAGTATCTGCCGGAACGTCACAGAAACTGCACTGGAGAAGTAACCTTCGATTTTGAGACCAAAGATGAATTCGATGATGTCATCAACGACGCGGCTTTCACTCTCGAGTTCGGCTTAGGCGGCAGCAACAAGGCTGTCTTCACTGACTGCAAATGGGACACTGTAAGTTCTCCAACTCGCATCGAGGATCTTGTGACGTTGAAGGCGCCATTCACCGCGAAAAGCGTTGCGATAAGTTGAGGGGCTAGACATGAGGAAACTTTCTGTTCCTTTGGTGTTGATGGTTGCCTTTGTCTGTGGCTTGCTTGTAGGGACAGCATCCTACGCGATTATCAAGCAGATCAGCCAAATTCGTAACATCGGAACTATACGAACCATTGGCGTCGAAGTTTACGTTGACGAAGCGTTGACAGAAGTCATGACTGAGATTGCCTGGGGCACGTTGGATCTTGGAGAAGTCAGAAGTGTCGATGCTTGGGTGAAAAACACGGGTAACGATGCACAGAAGCTTGTTATGTGGACGGAAAATTGGAACCCACCATCTGCGCAGGACTGGATGTTTCTGGCATGGAACTACGACAGTTCATGGATAGCTGTTAACTCTTCGTTTCCTGTTGTGTTCACGCTTTCTGTGGACCCTAACATCACTGATGTCACCAGCTTCAGCTTCGACGTTTGGGTGAAGGGAGTGCACTAGGTTGGATGAGTGGATAAGAAGGCTACATGCGTTGCCTATCGAGCCTCAAAAGCGCAATTATAGAAGACATGAAAACGGTGCTCAAAAACAGAATCAAAGTCATGGAGAGGATTAACAATAAGACAAGAAAAAGTTGAAGTAGATGAGCGGTTCGGAAAAGAATACTTGGGAACTTACGTTTTCGGGGAGATTTCTTGGGCGAAACGTAACCGCATCATCCAGAAGCACACACGGTATCATCCGGTGACAGGTCAGGTCGTGAAGAGCGATTATGTTGCGATTCAGGCGGAGACCATCTGGGCGAGCCTCAGGGAGCAGCCGGCAAACCAGCCTGTAAGCCTCGAAAAGTTGCTCAGCGAAGAAGACGGAGTGCCCATCGAGCTTGGAGAACTGTTCAGCCAAGTCACTAACAGGCTGTGCAGCGTCACGGTTGAGGAGACCCGTTTTTTATCAGGGCAATCAGGCGAGGCAAGCCCCATCAGTCAATCACAAAGTTCCGGCTGTGCAAAGAATTTGGGTTCACCCCAACCCAGCTCGGCAGGCAGCCAGCCAAAACAGTCCAGGAGTTCATCCTGATTCTCAACGAGTTAGACTGTCAAGCAGAGGAAGAAAAACAGAAAATGGAGAGGAAGGGAAAATGGCGATCCAGATAAACATTGACGTAACAGGCGCTGAAGAGTTCAAGGCTGCAATGCAACAGTTCGATTCTGGTATGCAGCGTCAGGTTCATGAGCGGTTGGCGAACTGGGCTGCGGACGTTAAAGCCTCAGCTAGGCAGCGGGTTCCCGTCAAAACTGGAAATTTACGAAACTCGATCTACTCTAAAATAGGCGAGTGGGTTACAGAGGTCGGCGCAGAAGCAGCCTACGCAATGTTTGTGGAGCTGGGAACCCGGCACATGAGGGCGCGTCCATTCCTTTACCCCTCTGTTCAGGAGGGTTTGCCGCGGCTGGAAGCCATAATCTGTGAAGCCATTGAAGCGGCGAAGAGGGAGGCGGGCTTATGAGTTTTCGTGAGATAGCGGTTACTGTGAGGGCGGTTAATCGTGCAAGCAACGAGTTCACGAGAATACAGACAGACGCTGAGGCGTTAACTGCGAGAATCAAAAGTTTAGGCTCTGCGGTGGCGGGTTTAGGGGCTGCGGGCGTTGCGGTTGGCTATGTTGCCCAGCAGTTTGGTTTACTGAATAGCGAGCAGGCCAGGGTTTTCAACAGCGCAATGACTGTTGTCGCGGTTATGGGCACGTTCATGAGAACCAGCGTAGGGGTGGCTGCCGCCCAGAAAGTGTATGCTGCTGCATGCTGGATTGCAACTGCTGCACAGAACGCCTTGAACATCAGTTACGCCACGTTCTTGGCTTTGACTGGGGTGGGTGTGGCTGTGATTGTTGCTGCCGCGGCTGCGATGTGGCATTTTGCGTCTCAGATGGATGCTGCAACCGATTCTGTGAAGAACTACAATGCTGCTTGGGCTGAAACGGGCGGTTACAGTCGGAACGTGAGGCGTGCGGGAGAGGAAGAGGCTTTCAGGAGGAGGGGCGTCGAATGAGTGTTGCCTTGCCTGTTGTTGCCATGGTTTTCGGTTCGGTTACGCCTCCTCAGGGCGACATTCTGGATTTGAGGGTTCATCTGGGCTGCACTAACGAGGTTTCAAGTTTTTCTTGTCTTCTCCAGAATTTCGACAAAAAATACACGGAGACCTATCCGGTCACTGTGGGCGTTAACGGGAGCTTGAGTATCGGAAGAGGAGCAAGCTGTCCATTGGTAGCCAGTATACGGGTTGAGGAGGTTACGTGTGAGTCTTCGCCTGTTGAGAATTATCTTCGGGTTAAGGGGCGCTGCTGGGGCGAGAAGCTGTTCAGGCGGGTGATAACGAAAACGTATGAGAACATGAAGGGCGAAGCCATCGTGAAGGATTTGATTGACTATTATGCGGGTCTCAGTCATGTCCGGGACTCAACAGAGCTGATAGAAGACACGGACACAACCTATACGCTGCTGGAGTATGAGAACACGCCAGTTTTTGATGTCCTAAAATACGTTGCCTCTTCATCCGATAAATCTGGGGTAGTCGGCTTTGACTTCAGAGTTGAGCCCGACGCCAAATTTGCGTTCTTTCCACGAAACAGCAAAACCAGCCCAGTCAGCCTCTCTGAGCTGATCGAGTCGAGCGAGTATCGGCGGGACATTCACAGGATAAGAAACAGGATAATGACCTATGGAGCCAGAGGGCGACCTTACCCAATGGATGTTGATGGGCAAACATGGAGCGATTCCCTCTCCGAAAACCTAACTCAGATAAATTACTGGCTGGAGCATGCGCTTGGAAAATGGGAGCCCCTAACCGCAAACACAACCATGAGCATCGAAACGTCCAGTATGTTTCAGGGTTCAAAATGCGTCAAGGCAACATGCACAGCCTACATGTATTACCTTTCTTTTTGGTGGGTGTTCACGGACGGTTACGTGAACGCAAACCAGTACCCAGCCCTAGTTTTCGCCATCAAAGCAGATTCTCATCATAGCTTAAGCCATTCAATCGAACTTCACGACGGCACCGGCGACGACAACATTGTCTGGAGAGGCTTCACCATCCCCAAAACCGACGAATGGGGCGTAATCAAACTGGACATAGGAAAAAACCATGTGGACGAGTGGACGGAGAGCGTTTTCAATGTCAGCGATTTTAGGTGGGACCTCATAAGAGGCATCAGATTCAGCGTCAACCAAAAATCCACAGAATATGGAGACGTCTGGGTGGACATGTTCCATTTTGGAAAGGGACGATGGGAAGCAAGACGACCACTAGAGGTGCAGGAGCCGACAGGCAGCCAAACAGCGTATGGTGTACGTGAACTGGCGGAGGTGGATGAGGAACTCCACAGCGACAACGAATGTGACCTTCGGGCTAAGGCTTTGCTGGCGCATCTGGAGAACCCCGCCGAGTACATAACGGTGAGCAGTTCAGTCATAGACTACGGCACAGACACGTTGCTGCCGGGAGACAAGATTCATGTTACCCTCCCCAACGAGAACATCGACGCTGACTACCGAAGCATAAGCGTAGAATACAGACTAAACGCCGCCACGCAGACTCTTGAGGTTGTTCTGGAGCTTGGAAAAGAATCTCCCCTGCTCGCCGATTACCTGTACACCCTACAAAGCAGAAGCAGCTCGTTAGCGCGATACAAACGGGGGCAATAAAATGGATAAAAAAACGTTAAACAAACTTGACAAACTAAGTTTCGGAGACCTTGTTCGAGTCTACTGGCTTGACGCCAGCGAAGCCATGGGCAGAACCGGGGAAGGGGGGGAACCACATTTTGACACTCCCGTAGCCAGCATTGGACACTACGTGGGAGTGAAGGGAAAACGGACAAGGCATCTGATTCTGCTGAAGGACATCTTCCAAATCACCGAAAAAACCTACGATCTGGTCTACAACTGCATCCCCTTGGGCATGATCGAGAAAATCAATGTCAGAAGAAGAAAAGACTTGGAAACAAAGTTCCATGAACTCATCAAGAAGAACCTCATGAAAATCAAAACCAAAGGCGGACGCTTCGCCAAAGTCAAATGCAGGTGGAGCAAACATGAAAGAACGAATCTCTAAACTGCTAACCAAGAAGGTTCTGGTGAAATCCGGCGAGAAAGTGAAACGCGTCGAGGTTCCGCCCAGCCAAACCCTAGTTTACGGGGTCCTAGCAGCCATCGCCACGTTACTGCTGTTGACGCTTCTAGAGATTGCCCACATGGCATTCCTAGGCAACTTCAACGTCGAAATCTTCGCAACCATAACCCTGATCGTTGGAACCCTGCTTGGAACATTCTTTGGACAGAAGGTGTGAACATATTTGAAGACTAATAGCAGAATATTGTTGAAAAATAGCTTTTTTCAGAAAATCCAAAGGACAACAAAAAAGTTCAACTTGAACACCCAAGAACTCCGCGCAGACCTGATTTTAGACCTGAAAGTCCTAGCAGAAATGGCGCATGAACAGGCAACCAAAACCACTGAACGTCGTAAACCAACCAAAGAACAGCAAAAATGGGCAAAACTGGCGGCTTACATTAGCCGAAGCATCAACATCATCGCCAAGGAGTACGACACAGGCAAAATCAAAGAAAAACTTGAGGAACTGAGGAAGCTAGTCAATGAGGAGCTTGGAGAAGGAAACAAAAAAGCTTGAACAACAAATCAAGCAGAAACTTCAAACAAAACAGCTAACATTCCAAGACAACCCCATAGACTTCTTCGAGCAGGTTCTCGAATTCAAGCCAACAGACTACCAGAAACAGTTGACAGGCTACTTCATGGAGAAACAGTTTGTTGCAGCCCGATGGTGCAGACAAAGCGGAAAAAGCCACATAGTAGCTGCGCTGCTGCTCTACTACGCCCTAACCCAACCCAACGTCTCCATTGGAGTTGTGGGTCCCAGCTTTCGGCAAGCCAAACTGATCATGCGAAAAATAACAGGTTTCCTCAGGTATCTCCCAAAAAGCGCCATTCTGAAGGCGAGAAAAACCGTCATCTACTTCTCCAGTGGCAGCATCATAGAATGCTTCCCAAACAACCCCGACACGATTCGTGGTCCTACCCTGCATCTGGTCTACTGGGACGAAATGAACTTCACAGCCAACGACGAAGAAATGTACGACGCCATCCTCTTCACACTGGGAACCACAAACGGCAAATTCGTCTGCAGCAGCACACCATGGAGCACAGACCACGTATTCTACAGAATCTTCAACCACACGGACTACAGCGACTTCGCCAAATCCCACATCACATGGAAAGACGCAACAGAACCAAACGGTCCCCTCAAAAGGCAGATTCTCGAAAAGATACGGAGACAACTGAAAGCTGACCCCTGGCGATGGCACAGAGAGATGGAGGCAGAGTGGGCTGAAGACGAGAGCCGATATTTCCCGCAGGAACTCATCACCAAATGCATCAGCGGAAACCTAACCTACTCCAGCTTCATAAACCGTCTCACAGGCAGATTCTGCATCGGAGTGGACTTGGGAAAGAAACGTGACCACAGCGCAGTTGCCGTCGTGCAGCTCAACAAAGAACAGGTTCGGCTGATTCATCTGCACAGATTCAAGCTGGGCACCCCCTACGCCAGCGTCATCGGCTACATCAAAGCCCTCACCGACCGGTACCGAACAGTGGAAGCAATATACGTGGACCAGACGGGAATAGGCGAATACGTGACAGAGGACATGAGCACAGTCGTCTCCAACACCAGAGGCGTTGTTTTGACTGCAAGAAGAAAAGAAGAGGTGCTGAGCCACCTGAGGGAGCAGATGCAGACATGCAAGCTGTCCATGCCCTACGACAGCCAGCTAATCGCCGAGATTCACTGCGAAAAATATGAACTCACCAAAGACGGGCACACAACATTCAGCCACCCCGAAGGAACCCACGACGACAGACTGTGGGCACTAGCCCTAGCCTGCATGTCAACCAGAAAAACCGAAGCCCCATCCAGACTGGTCAGAGCGTGGTAAAAATGGCAATCAGAGAACTGTTCAAAATCACCAGACTCCAAAAAAAGTATGACCGAAAAACAGGCATCTTCAGAATCAACATCTCCTACAAAACCAAAACGGACGTCACAGACCGCACAGTCAAAGTCGCTGAGGCATTCGGCATCGGGGTGGACAACTTTCAGGAACACGTCATCTACGACAATGTGGAACTCAAAATCGCGCCCAACGACATAGTTTACATCACAGGAGACAGCGGAAGCGGAAAAAGCGTCCTGCTGAAGGCTCTGGAAAAGGACCTGCAGCCAGAAACAATCAACCTCAACGACGTAAACATCGAACCATCCAAGCCCCTCATCGACACAGCCGGAAAAAACTTCCACGAAGGCTTAACCCTGCTCTCCAGAGTTGGCTTGAACGACGCCTTCCTTTTCGTGCGCCGCTACAGTCAACTCAGCGACGGACAAAAATACAGGTACCGATTAGCCAAGATAATCGAATCAGACAAAAAATACTGGTTCGCAGACGAGTTCTGCTCCACCCTAGACCGGGACACAGCCAAGATTGTGGCGTTTAACATCCAGAAAATCGCGAGGGAAGAGGGACGAACCGTTTTTGCAGCCACAACACACACAGACCTGCTGCAAGATTTGAAGCCGTCAATTCACATCCATAAACGGTTCGGAAAAGAAATCAAGGTTCACTACTACCCCAACACAGCCAACAGGGAATGCAGCATCGTAAAAGAAATGCACATCACAAAGGGAACCAAAGCTGACTACAAGAAGCTAGCCCACTTTCACTACCGAGACTCCAGACTCTTCGCGCACCACAAGATATTCACCATGAAAAGAGACGACGAAACCGTGGGCGCCATAGTTTACGGTTCTCCGCCCCTCGCCGTAACAGGCAGACGCCAAGCCATAGGAAAAAACTTGACCATACAGGAAATAAACCGTGACATAATCAGAATCAGCCGAGTGGTCATCCACCCCAAATACCGCACCATCGGATTAGGAGCAAAAATTGTGGCAGAAACCCTTCCTCTTGCGGGCAAGCCCTACGTGGAAACAATAGCGGTCATGGCAAAATACAACCCCTTCTTCGAGAAGGCAGGAATGACCAAAATCGCCGAAACCACACCCAACCCTCAGGTGTTGAAAGTGGTGGAGAAGCTGAGAACCTTCAACTTCGATCCTGTCTTCCTCACCTCAGAAAAAGCAAACCTGAACAAACTGCAAAATATGACAGAGAAAGAGGTGGACAGAGTTAGAACGGTCATCAAAGAGGTCACAGGCATCTACAGGAAAAGAATCGCGGGCACCAAACAGGCATTCCTGAACAAACAAGAATACGGAGCCGTTGTGGACGCCGCAGACACCCCAAAGCTGGCTAAGATGATCCGCATCATCGGCTTCCTGACACAGACAAAGGTCTACCTGTTTTGGAAGAACAAATAAAAAATCAGCTTTTCTAAAGTTTAACTTAGTTGTTTCGGCTTATTTGCGCTATGAGACTAACATACTCTTCAATAACTTGTTTTTTAGCCTTCTTGTTTTTGATGTTACCTATCAGGGAGCGCAGACGAAAGGCACGCCGTTTCATTTTGTCTCTACTCAAATCAACCGCCTTAACGACAACTCTTTTCAAACAGCGGATTGAGTTTTCAACTTATAAATCTTATGTAGTTTTTCGACAAAGAGCTACAATCTGGCTAAATTCGTTGTTATATTCCTCTGTGGGAATATGTACATTTCGGAAGCACGCTTTTTATGTGCCCGGATTTTACTTCCACTATAGACATAAACTCTAGAAAAAAATTAGAGAGGTTTAGTAACTTGCAAAACGAACACAAACGCAGGAACCGACTTTACATAATAGCGGAGATATTGACTATAGCAAAGGAAGGGAGTTTGAAAACCCAAATCATGTACAGAGCAAACCTGAGCTTTGCTCAATTAAACGAGTACCTCACCTTCCTCATCAAAATCTATCTCCTCAAAATCCACAACGAAAACGGAAAAAACATCTATAGAACAACCGCCAAAGGCAACAAATATCTAGAAAAATACAAGGACATTGCAAGCCTCTTAGGGGACAACGAAAAGGACTCTTAGAGCCTATCTAAAGGCTATACACTAAACGCGTGCCGCCTAAACGTCAGACAAGTTACATTATGGTCAAGTCGACACAAAATCTACAAACAATAAGTTCTTTTGCTTATTTTCTCTGAAACTGGAGAAACCTCGTTCAAAGGCAATATCTAAGCGATTAAAAACCCATTCATTAATTAGTTACGCGTCCGCATTCCAGACTCGTTATCTATTGCCTGTTGTGGAATCAGTGCTTTTCAGGTATTCAATTGCCCGCTTCTTTAATGATGGAAAACTTTCAAGCATTACTTTCACGATTTCCCATCGGGTTTCGTGTGGGTCCATTGTTTTTCTCCATTATTTGTTTTGGCGAGCGGGTATTAAAAGCAATAAGTCGAAAACAGATACATGCTATCTTAAGATATAATAAACGTGTTGTTGTCAGCCGAAACAGAAATGAGGGCATTCAGCTCTTGACGGCAATACATCACAGGAATTGGCAGTTAACACCCTCTCACTTATCAAAAAGGACTTTTTAACCGCATAGAAAACAGTTCTATAAGTCTTTTGCATCTGCGTTCAGTAATATTTCGCTCAGAGAAATATCGCCTTTATCTTAAGAGATTAAGTAAACATCAAGAACATTGTAAATCTTAGGAGTACAAACTGAAATGTCTTATTACATCGCAGAAATCAGGTTCAACAAAAACAAGAGTGAAAAGTCTGAAAAAAAAGAGAAAAAAAGGAAACGCCTGATTACTAGCCTAATCACTTTAACATTGATTTCCTTGCTGATTTCAGCCCCTACCATGCTCTTTTCAGCAACAGTGAATGCCGCTGAACCTTCATTGCCATCCATTCTCGACAACTTGGGCTTCACTAATATCGCCCTCACCGACATTGAAACATTTTCGTCAGGCATGTACAGCGTCACATTATACGCCGAATTCGCTTGTTACAATCCTCAAAACGAGCTCAGCTACTATGCAGTTGAAACAAGCGACTTCCAGACAATTTTCACCGGACCCGAAGGGGCAACCGGATATTATGGAGGATACGTAGAACCACCTATATCTAAGATGATTACTGTTGATAGCCAATTTGGTTTATCCATGCTTGCTCCTGGACACAGATATTTCACAGAACATGGGCTAAACCCTGATGCTCCTGAGCAGCACTCTGTGGTTTACGAAAATTTGGACGTTCCTGGCATGTTTCTGATAGGGTTTGAGAACTTCTTCGGAGGAGGAGTCTACAGAGATTACAACGATATGGTGTTCTCTCTTGTGTCTATTCCTCCCCCTGAAATCATCAGCGTGACGAGGACTCCTGAGACTCCCAATTACGATCAGTCAGTGAAGATTGCAGCTCAAGTCAAGATGGGATTTGCTCCTATTGACTCTGTTATCTTGGGCTACCAAATCGGCTCTGGAAGCTGGGTTAACGTAACCATGAATCTGGATGGTGGGCTCTACGTTGCCAATATTTCAGCCCAACCGTACAATACCTCAGTAAACTACAAGGTTTATGCCTATGACATGCTTGGAAACTCTGACGTTTCAGGACTATTTTCATATACTGTAGGCGATTTTGTTTCCCCCGTTATCTCTGATGTCGTCCATGTTCCCACATCACCGTACCCCTACGAAAGCGTCACGGTTTCAGCGAAGGTAACCGAGCCTGCAGATGCCAGCGGAGTTAAGAACGTCACCTTATGGTATACGGAAACTGGCACTTGGGCATCCACTGCTATGGCTTTGCATGAAGGGTTGTGGACAGCTGATATTCCAGGGCAGGGTGCAGGAGTCTATGTTAATTTTTACATTGAAGCTTTTGACAATGCAGAAAACAATACGAAATCGTCCACTTTCGGCTACGCGGTTATAATTCCAAACATTCCGCCAGTAGCTGCGTTCACTAAATCGGCAGCCATCGTTTACACCGGCGAGGTCATATATTTCGATGCGTCGGCTAGCTACGACCCAGATGGCTACATTTTCAGTTATTCTTGGAACTTCGGAGATGGAAACGCTGGTTCAGGAGTCACTGTGAACCATTCATATGCAGATAATGGCGAATACATCGTTAGCCTCAAGGTAGTCGATGATTATGGTGCATTCAGCATCAAAAAAGATTACATCGTTGTGAAAAACAGGCCGCCAGTAGCAGTTTTGGGCACGTCCTCGGCAATCCTTGACAAAGAAGAGATCGTGACATTCGACGCGAGTGGTAGCTACGACCCTGACGGCTACATAGTCAGTTACTCATGGGATTTCGGCGACGGAAGCACCGCAGCTGGAGTCACCACAAGTCACTCATACCCCGCAAGCGGAACATACATCGTGACTCTCACAGTCACCGACGACGATGGGGCAACCGACTCTATCACCGCCACAAAAACAGTCAGGAACCAATCTCCGGTAGCAAGCTTCACCGAATCAGCTCACACAGTATACACTGGCGAAACAATTGATTTCGATGCTTCCGGAAGCTATGACCCTGACGGCACCATAGTTAGTTACTCATGGGACTTCGGCGACGGAAACACAGCCACAGGCGTTACAGTTT